TATCCTTGTCCGTGATGTAGAAGCCATCCTGCTTATAGCGGTTGATGGCCAGAGTTACACGGCCAAGGTCAACGGCGCTGTAATCAATCGGGCTGTTCTCTTGATAGTCTTTCAAGAGAGCAGAGCCAATCTGCGCCATGTTGAAGTTTTCTCCGTGAGGGAACATATAGCCAACATCACGGAACAGGCCAAGACCCAAGAGTTGGTCTTGGAAAACTTCTTGTAACCCTTGATCGTAAAGTTGCTGCCAAATGACGGCGGATGAATTGCTAGTGGTATAAGCCATTTTCTACTCCTTAACTGTTAGCTTGAAGTTGTTGAATATATGCTGCAAGCTCAGTGGATGACATTTGAGAAATTTTCGGCATCTCTTTCTGAGCGGGCTTATGTGCAACATTTAACGACGGTTGAGGCGCTGGAGTCTCCTTCCCTCCGCTAGGCAAGAGTAGCTTTAGCAGCACCTTGCTTTCCTCTGGATCTGAGGCCATCTTCAAAGCAGTTTCGTAAGAAATGCCAATCTCGGCAACCTTCTCACGAACCTTTGCGTCAACATCTTCACCAAAGGCTTTGGCAAGTGCTTCGTTCGTTTTAGCAAAAGTTTGCTTTTTAAGCTCCTCTTGCTTACGAAGCTGCTCTTGCTTCTCTCGCTCGGAGAGGACTCTCTCCACCTCGCTTTTCAAGCTCTCTTTCAGGCTATCCACATCAACACCGCCATTGGTCGTGGCTGCGGAGTGTTCCTTACTTGAGACTGCTTGCTCTGACACCAGTTTTTCAATCTCAGCAACCTTTTTAAGCTGTTCTTCAAGCTGCCGCATACGTTCTTCCTGTTCGCGCTTCTCGCGCTTCAGGGTTTCAATGAACTCATCAGCCGCTTGAATTTTCTTGGCTGCTGATTCTGGGTCATACTCCCGATCTCCAACTCGAAACTTGAAAGCGGTTTCTTGTTGTTGCTCGGGTGATTGAGCGGTCGGCTCATTAGTTTGTGCAGGGTCACTGCCAAATTTTTCCACGGTCATGCTCCTCTATTATGAAAAGTAAGATATTAACTCTCTCAGTAGTTTTCTTTCTGCCAGCTTAGCTGCCCTGTGATATTTAGACTGGAACAGATTAAGTGGCATGAAAGATTCTTCTTCCTTCATTGTTTTTTCCAGCTTCCTTTCAAGAAACTCTACAAGCCTTTTAACTGTCTCCTTTTCTTTAAGGCTAACCCATTCATCCATTAAAGGCTTCGTCTCATTCTTCCCGGCAGTAGCTAGGAACGGCGGAATCTTATGCAACGCCATCGTCACCCTCCTCTGGTAAATCTTCTTCGTTCAATGCTTGGTCAATCATTTCCTCCTCCAGCGTAGGTTCAGCAACCTTTCCAGCTACACTTCTCTGTAACTGCTGTGCTATGGCCTGCTGCTCAGCTTGTTCCTCTAAGGCTACAAACTCGCCCCATATTCCCAGATCCCTAGTCTCAGATAGCTCAGCTACAAGCTCTGCAACACCTTTACTTGATATGTGTGGCGCTGCAATTTGAATCAACCCAGTGGACGATAGCTGGGTGAGAGTTGAAAGTAGCTGTAGCTTGCGAGCAAACCTTCTAGCTCCCTTGGCAATAAAGGTTCCTTCCACCTTCAAGTCTTCCGGATCAATCTCAATGAATGGGCTTACTCCACCCTCTGTTGGCCCCGGAACCTCGATTGCCTCAAACAGGTTCTCTGCTGCAAGCATAACCTCAGCCTCTAGCACAGGCTGGAGAAGACTTATCTCAAAATCTTCAGCTTTGTGTACAAAGCCCCTCATGGCACCTTCAATAAGTGTTGTGACCTCGCCTAATGTCTTTTCGCCTGCGCTACGGAAGCCCACTAGGTCACCCGGAAGTCTTGCAGCCCTACGGATAGTCCTCTCTAGGCGGTCAATGTGCAAGTCAAAGGACAGGAAGCTAGTGTCTGGGCGAAGCTCTTGTACTGCTCCACCCTCACTTGTCAGATAGATTGTCTGCCCTGTCTCGTCGTCGTATATCGGCTCAACATCACCAGCGAACATTTTGTCAGGGAGCAGCATCTTATCTAGCGCGTCAGACTTTGCATTCTCCCTGTGGTTAATCTGGAAGTTTAGGCCGATGATGTTGTCTAAAGGCCCCATACCCCAGAGGTTGTCCTCTCTCGCCTGCCACACAGAATGGTAAATGTATGGCTTTCCGTCCCAAGTATCAATCTCTGTGTTTAGAAGGACAACGTTATCAGCAATAACAATCATCCTGTCCTGCAAAACTTCTCCGGTTTCTTTGTTGTAAATGTCTCCGTAAAACCAGAGAAGCTCTACAGTGTCAGACTTTAGATAGTCTTCAAGAGAACCAAACCCAGCAGGGACATATTGTTGGTTCTTTCTGCTATACCGTGTGTTGGTGGTTACAACCTCGTTCCTATATTCAATCAGGCTATTTACAGCTTCCTCGTCAAATCCATGACGAACCTTCCTCTTTAGGAGCTCAGGGATAGTGATAACTTCCCGTATAATCTTTGGTGTGTCCCTAAAGGAAGTTGCAGCCGGATTAAACACAATGTCATACGGGCTGATGCGGACAAGTTTTGGGCCTTTGTAGCCTTTCTTCTTTCCTCCTCGCTCAATTTCCTCGTTTACATAAACTACTTGAGCGAAAGCATTTCCATAAGTTACCAAGTCAGAGATTAGTTTCCGTACTACATTCCTGAACCCTGAGAGTGAATGTCTGTTCTTCAGGTAGGCGACAATCCCTCTACGCTTTTCAAATTGGGCTGAAGATCTCGTGGCTGGACTGAAAGTAAACCAGTCCTCATGAGGAATCAAAGTTTGCGTGAGGATTGCCTCCAAGTCCTGAGCAACTTCCATTGTCTCAGGAATATGGGTCGTGTGGTCAAAAGCCGACGGCCCGTTGACCAACTCAGTTGTGTCTGTGGCGTACTTATAGCTTTCAATCTCTTGCCACTTTTTTATCTGCGGTTCACGCTTGGTGTCCCAGTCAATCCACTTGTGTCGGATCAAAGGGACTTCCCAGCTATCGCCTTTATTAAAACGGTCTGAAATAGACTCACCTGCCATTATCTTCTCCGCCTACGGCTTCCGCCAAATCTGCTCATTGGCACTACAGTTCCGTTAGAAACCTTCCTAACCATTCCTGTTCCTCTTGGTGGCCTAGCTTCAGCTACAGCCATTGCAAGAGCATCTTTCAAATCATCATGTGCCGGTCTAGGCAGCATTATCTCAAGCTCAAGCTCTCTGATAAGGGACACGCGATTGTGGAAGATGTGCCCATTTCTATATCGGTGGTCGAGAACTTGGCTAATCCGTTCTTCTTTCTTCCCTTGGTGAGAAACATGGGCCTTGCCAATCACAGTTAATCTTGACCCTCTACGTCTCGCCTCATCCTCTAAATACCGCTTAATGAACGCCCCTGCGTTATTTGTTTCGACTACAATTGAGTCAAACCCCCAGTGCTCGTGTAGATCGATTATCCTCTCAAAATACACTTCAGGCTGAGAGGTCTGGAAGCGATCTAAATCAAGAACATAAATGTATCCGTCTGCATCGACACCTACAACAGCTACGGCGGTGTAGTCTCTACGGTTGACCTTTTTAATTCCGCCTCCTTCAGAGAAGGCTAAGTCTGCCGCTGCATAAATCTTTAACGGCTTATCCTTATAGAACCAAGTTTGGGCTTCCTTCTTCAGAAGCCTTTGATCCATATACTGGAAGCAGTCCTTGCTTACTTTGTGTAAACTAGCGTCATTAGGATCGTTGTAATACTGGGCGTAAAAGCTAGTTATATCTCCATCAATCAGCAGGTCAGCTTTCTTAATCGCAAGTTCCTTTTGGTCAAACCCATACTCCGAGCCGTCAGTCATCTTCATCCGTGGCCACAGGAAGTTCCCATCTCCTGTCCTGTTCGGACTGTCTTCCACCACCCGCTCAAATACGGCCCAACGCTTTTCCCTTACCTCGTTCCCTTCTTCATCTAGGTAAGTGTACTCAAGCTCCATCATCTTTGCGTACACATCATCCATCCCATAGCGAGTCCCTACCGCAAAGAACTTGGAGCCGGTAGTGCTAATCTTTGCGAAGTTCTTATAGCAGTTCAGAACGTCCCTTCTGTCTGCTTCACTTGCGTAGTTCTCGTCAGTGACAATATCGTCAAACACAGTTACGTCTGAGTGCATCCCTGTATTCCCAGACTTAACTGTTGACATCCGCACCGTAGGATCTCGAACAGCCTTTTCGTATCTAAGAGGATGGTCAACCTCAATTAGCTTTTGTTGCCACCTCCCTTTAGGCTTATGCTCTAATGCTCCAGATCTCCCTTTAACCCAGTTCAGCATCTCAGGCCACAACATTCTGTGGCGCTCATGTGTGAGGATGTGCTGAATGGTGTTCATCTGAGCAAGCACCAAATCCTCGTTTGCCGATATGTAGTTTATTGTTATGGCCGGATTAACTGTTATCAACCATGTAACCGTGACCGCCATACAAAATGACTTCTGGTGGTCACGAGGAATAAGAGCCAGCTTACATCTGTGTGGGTCGTACTGGAAAAAGTCAAACAAATCGTAATGGACTTCGCCGAAGTACCGGTCTGGGAACATCCAGTCGGCATAGGCTTTAAGGGAGTTCTCACATACCTCCCTAATCTCCATTAACTCTTTGCTTAACTTTGCCATTTATTCTTGAATTGCTTAACTACTTTAGTTAAATCTTCTCCAGAAGCATTCTCTTTTGGCTTCTTCTTCTTACCTTCAATCTTCTTCTCTTGCTTGGCAACATCGAGAAGTTTCTTAGCCGCTGCCGTGTCTCCCTGCTGAGCCTTCTCCATCAGAATCTTCTTAGCCATACTCTCGTCTCTGAGAGTCATGTGTTCGCGCCAAGCATTGAGGCCAATGTGTCCTACTTCTGGCCGGCCTTCAACAAACCATTTCAAAGAGCAGAGTTTCTTCCAGTGGTCTAGGTTCCCTACCAGCTTCATAGCCGCTTCATACTCATCTACGCTCTCCATGAAGATTCGATAGGCAGATGGGTATCCATCTTGCCCATCCACCTTCAGGGAGTACATCGCGGTTTCGCCGCTTCTGTCAGTCTCAACAAACAATCCTTCTGTTAGATAGACGCCGTTTTTACCTTTGAATTTGCTCATCTTTCTCTTTTATTTGTATAGTCTATTAAGATATAAAATTGCTAGATTGTGTATGAAATTGGTGCAAATGCTATTTAAAACCTCGCTCGTTTAATATGCGGTTTTTCCAAAAATACCGTTCGCTACGCGCGATAAATCAACTCTCCATGAGACGCTGATATTTGATGAACATGAAGTCCTGCTGTTTACCGAAT